TCGCCAGCGCATTGGCGCCCACGCTCGCCACCGCCCCGGCGATGCTGGCGGCCGTCGCGATCGACGAGAAGCTGCCGACACCGGCAATGCCCCATCCCGCCCCCGCAATGGCGCCCGCACCGGTCGCGGCCAGCGCGACCAGCCCCGCGACCATCGCGACCTTGCCCAACGTCCCGCTCACAGTCGCCACGCCCCGATGAACGGCCGCTCGCCAACACCCATCAGATTGACGATGCCGTCCGCCAGGTGATCGTCATGATAGCCGATCATTTTGCTCCCCGCGCAGATGACGATCGCGTCAAAGCCATCGCCACCCTCCATCAGCGCGAGGTCCCCGACCCACATCGCGGCGGGGGCGATACGCGGGAACAGGCTGTCGAGCAGCGCTTCCAGCGTCGCATGGCCCGTCGCCTTCAGCGCCGTCTTTGCGCCAAGCGCGGAGCGGAAATCGGGGATCGCGGGCGGACGATGGCCCAGCGCCCGCGCCTGCGCCCGCGCCAAATGGATGCAGGTCCGCCGGCCGCGCCAGTCGAACGGCCGCCCGCGAAACCGCGCGACGACCTTCTCTGTCGCCTCGACCCGCTGCGCCAGGTCAAGCACGCGTGTTACTCGCGACGGTGCCGCGCGGGCTCGACGCCGTGCCCCAGGCGAACTCGGTCGGCAGGCCGGTGGCATTGTCGAACCCGCGTTCTCCAGGGAAGATCGACGAATGGAACGCGCTCGACAGGACATTGCCTTCGACCTTGCCGAGCAGCCGCTGCGCCTGGGAGACGCAATTGATGTCGACTGTGCGCACTCCGCGCTTGCTGCGCATCGTCGTGCGATCCAACTGCCATTCGGCTTGCAGGTCGGGCTCCCCGATCACCAAGCCTGTCGCTTCATCGACCTCTGCGATCCAAAACCGCATGCGCGATCCCTGATAGGCCGGATTGGTCAGCGCGATGGCCGCAGCGGATCCGGGCGGCAGCATGGTCAGCGTGCCGGAAGGGATCACGTCGCCCACGCCCTCCTCCGGCACCTCGAAACCCCCCGCCGTCCCGAACACAGCGTCGGTCGACAGATAGGTCTCGCCATCCCAGGTCAGGAAGCCGCCGTCACACAGCAGCACGGTACGGCCGGGCAGCTCGGCTTTGAGCAGCCCGACGAGCAGGACACGATCCATTATGCCGCCTCCTCAACGGTGAATTCGATGCTGACGAACTTCTCGACGCTGATCGCCCAGGCCTGCTCGTCGCCATCGACGATCCCCTCGATCATCGGCCGGACCAGCTTGACCTGGTCGCCATCGGCAAAAGGCCAGCGCAGCATTTCGGAAAGGGGCAGGGTGGCCTTACCGGTCGCGTCCGCCACTACCTGACCCGCAACATTGTGCAGGAAGTGCTGGCCATCGGCGCGCACGACGTTCAGCCAGAACCCCTCACGCACAACGCGGCGGGGGAACAGGCCCCGGATTTTCAGCGACGTCCCGGCCTGCCCGACGCCATCGATCATGGCATCCTCGCACGGTTGATCGTCAACGAGCGGGAATTCCACCCGCAGACCCATGCGCTTGGCCCGGATCAGGCGCGACACGATGATCCGCCCATGCGCAGGATCGTCAAACGGCGGAAAGGTCAGCCCCGCCTTGTACCGCGACCCCTGCCGGTCAACGCGCAGAAGCCCCCCACCGGTCGAAGGGCGCAACACGCCCCCGAAGTCGATCAGAGCCGGGGTCGCGCCATTCGGCACGGCCCAGTCGGGCAGTTCGATCACGGCCATCAGTCGAGGCTCTGTCGCGCGCGGATCGCATTCGACCGCCCGGCCGAGCGGACGGTCTGTACCGACACGCCACCCGAGATCGACTGGACGCGAGGCTCGAACATCTGTCCCTCCCCGACCACCAGCTGCACCACGGATGGGGACCGACCGCTACCCGCTGCCAAGCCGCCGTTCGGCACGATTGCGCCGTTGACGCCGGGTGCGAACAGTTCGGGGCCTTGCTCGCCAACGACATACCAGCCGGACGAACTCACCGGCCCGCCCGTCGCGCGGCCACCGCCGAAAGTGCGGGCAAAAAAGCTGCCGACGCTTGCCAGCGAACCGCCCGAACGATTGCCCGCCGCATCCGCCGCCCCGAACAGGCTGTTGGCCAGCGGCCGGATCACCGCCTGCTGAATCGCGATATCGAGCAGAGATGCGATGATGCGCTTCCCCATATTCTCGAAGGCGTCGCCAAGCTTCGCAGTGCCCATGATCGCGTCGGTCAGGCCGGCATTCAGGTCGCGCAGGCCGTTGATCGCGCCTTCCTGCACACGCTCGTTAATCGCCGCAGCGGAGGCGTTCACCGTCCGGCCATAGGCTTCCGCCGGACTTTCGTTCTGCCGCATGATCGAGCCGCGCCGATCGGCATAGACCGCGTCGAGTTCACCTTTCCGCTTCTGCGCGTTGGCCCACTCCGCGGACGCGGTCGACTTGGTCGCAAGGATCAGTTCGAGGTCGGCTTCCTCCTGCTGACGCTGGAGGTCGAGCAACTTCAACTCGATGCCGCGGCGCGCCTCTATGCTGTCGACTAGGTCGAGCTGGGCGCGCAGATGTTCCTGCTGCGCATCGTTGCCAGCCTTGGCCAAATCATAGGCTTCCTGCGTTTCGGCACGGAACAGCGTCTGGTCGATGACGGCGCGCTCGATCTCCATCGCCTCGTCACGCTTGGCGAGTAGCGTCTGCCGCTTGGCGTCGGTCAGACCCTTGTCGAGTTCAACCTGGCGGCCATAGGCGGCGCGGTCCTCCTCCAGCGCCGCGACATCGGCCCGGTGCCGGGCACGTGCGTCCTCGGTCATGTCGGCCTGGGCGCGCAGCAGCGCGACGCGCGCGCGGCCGAGCTCGTCGAGATAGTTCGATTCGTCCTGAGCGGCGTCGCGGCCCTTCTTGGCCTTTTTTTTCTTCTCGTCGTCGAACGACATGTCGACTCGGCCGGTCGAGCCGGCACTGGCGGAGCCGATCGCCTTGTTGAGCGTGTCCAGCGCGCGAAACTGCCCGCTAAGTGCATCCATGCTCGCCTGGAAATTGGCGGACGCCTGCATGAAGCGCGTGGTCGCGGCGGTCTGAGCAACGCCTATACCGCCCTCGCTATCGGTCGGGCCCAACTGCGCCGCGCGATCCGCGTCCGCCTTGGCTCGGGTGTAGGCGGCGCGGGCAGCCGCCATGTCCGCCTTGGCCTTTGCTACGGCATCCAATGCCGCAACCCGGTCAGCCTTAGCCTTTTCGAGAATGGCGGCGCGGGCCTTGTCCGTCGCGCTCGCCAGTTCAAGCGCGGTCTGGGTCGAGCGACGATCCGCCTCGCGGGCTGCGTCCACCGCCGCCTGTGCGGCCAATGACGCCTCGCGCTTGCGGAATAGCAGCGGGACCAGCACGGTCAGTGCGGTGACGACCAAGCCAATCGGCCCAGCAAAGCCGATCATCGCCGTGCCCAACCGCGCAAGGATCGCCGATGCACCGGCCTGAAGCGCCAACTGGCCGAGCAGCCGGATCAGCACGCCCATGGGGTTGATGATCGCAGCAATGCCGAGTGCGACCGGGCCCAGCCGGAGCAACAGCAGCGGCAGGCCGATCTTGGCGACCTGCAGCAAAGCCAGCGTGAGCGGACCTAGCGAGGCCGCGAACAGCCCGACCGCGACCATGATCTTGTAGAACCAGGGCGGCCCACCGGCGAGCACCGACAGGACAGAGGCGGTCGCCTCCTTGACCATCGTGAATGCCTGGATGATCCCGGCCTCGCCGACGACGATCTTCAGCTTCTCCCAGGCACTGGCAACGCGCTGGGTCGCTGCCGCTTCGCCGTCGAGCAGAACCGCCATCTTCTGGTTGGCCGACGCCTTGTCGATCTGCGCCTGAACGTCGGCGATACCCTTGGCACCAGCCTGCATCAGCGCGATAGCCACCCGCATACCGTCGGTACCAAACATCTTGGTCAGCGCGGTTTGGCGCGACTTATCCGTCAGCGGGGTCAGCTTCTCATTCAGCTGCGTCGCGACCTCGCTGAGCGACTTCGCACTGCCGTTCGCATTGAAGAACGACAGGCCCAGCTTGTCCATCACGTCGGCCGCGTCCTTTGACTGCGGCACCAGCGCGAGAAGGAAGGTCTTGAACGAGGTGCCTGCATCGGCTCCGCCCGTCATCAGCGGGACAACGGCCGCCAGTGCTGTATTCATGTCCTCGAACTGATAGCCGAGGCCCCCGGCGATGCCGCCGACCTGGCCGATGGCGTCCTTGTAGCCGTCGAACGACAGCTTCGATGCGTCGAGCGCCCCGCTGACCTTGTCGACGATTGTCGGCAGCTGCCCGGCTGAGATATGGAACTGCTGAAGAATGTCGGTCGTCGCGTCGGCCGCGTCACCAAGGTTGGTCTGCCCTACAACGCCAAGCGCCAGCGCGCCCGCCAGGCCGCCGCCCAGAATCGAAGCCGCGTCCATGCCGTTCTTCGCCAGGTTCTCGATCGCGCCCGCCGCCTCAATTGCGCTCTTCCCATATGCTGGGCCCAGCGCGAGCGCCGCATCGCGCAGCTTGTTCAACTGCTCGGGCGAGGCGTCGAGCATCGCTGCCTGCACCTTATTCATCGCGACCTGAAAATCAGACGCGGTGTCCTTGGCACCCTTGCCCGCTGCAGCGAGCGGCACGGTCAGCGCCGCCGTCATGATCAGCCCGGCATTGCGCACCTTGTCGGCTGCCCGTGACAGGCTGTCGATCATCGCCAGCGCAGCGCGATTGATCTCGCGCGCGGCGTCCTGCATCGCCGCCGACATGCCATCACCAGACTGGCGGAACTGGCGCTCCGTACGCTGGAGCTCGGCACGGTCGGTCGCGAGGGCAGACCGGAAGGCGGCGTCGCGCACGTTCATCCCAAAGGTCAGATTGGCGAGCATCGCTTCCATGGACGAACCTCATGCAAATAGGCCGCGGGGCGGAGCCTGCGGCGGAGATGGGATGGGTTTTCGATCAAAAGGGCAGGGGGCGCGGCCAGACCTGCCGATATGGAAGTGCCGGGGCTACTGAATTACATCGGCAACCCCGGCACTTGGCTCTACCTCAGGTTGTAGAGCATCAGAGATCGCGGTCCAGCGACAACATCAGAGGCGGAGCTGTGGATAGGTGGATTGCGAGACAATGCCCCCCCATTCATAACGCGCCCTAAGGCCATACGGCGGCTGATATCCAGCGTCTTAAATGACTTCTGATTGCTTCACTTGAGATATTCGACATACTTCGGCTTCGGCCGGGGGCATCCGTTCCCGTCCGGATATCCAGCGCGCTTTAAATTGGCGCAAACTTTAACACCTCGCTTATAATACTCCGAAATTCTTGCATTAGTAATACGAGCGTTTTCATTGAAACGCTTAACAAATGCCAGCCTATCGGCATTGAACTTATTTTCTGCTTCTGCGGTCATAGGCGTTGTATTGTTGAAGTCGATGTCCACCCCGCTGGACGTTGGCGAGCATCCGCCGCAGGATAACGCCAAAGCTATTAAGCCTAAAAACAACCTCATCCCGAACCTCCCGTTATGCTGCCTGAGCATATCCAAGAGATCGTGATGAGTCTCGCGATCGGTCAGCCCCGCGGGCGGGGACTGTCCACCAGCTCGACATGGATGGGCGCTCCACTGCCTGCCCGGCCGACGAGCGATGCCAGCATCTCTTCCGGGCGTTGGCGCTCGCCATCGGCCTCTGGCTGCTCTTTCGCGGCATAGTTGCCGAAGGGCTCGAGCCGCTCCTGACGATGGAACCAGATAGCCTTCCAACCCGCATATTTGGCCAGTTCGTAATCGTCCCGTCGGGCATCGATGCGACCCAGGATCGTCGACCGCATGATAGCGGGCGTAATTTTCCAGAAAATTTCAGGAGGTAGGCCGAAGCGCGCCCATTGGCGCTCCAGCTTTCCCCATTCAGTCCTCAGCCGCGGGTCTTGCGGGACCTCGGCGGCTTGGGCTTTCCCGGGCTGGGAGCGGGCCCCGCCTCCTCGGCTTCACCCTGCGCCGCGCGCAGCGCCCGGCCGATGATCTCGCTGAACGCGTCACGGCCCAGTTCATCGGCGATCGTGCTGACCTGAGGCAGCGTGATGCCGGGATGATGCTCGCGCAGGCCATGCCATGCGAGATCGCGCAGCACGCTCAGGCGGATGCTGCGCAGACCTTCCTGGGCTTTGGCAGCCAAAGCCGGAGACAGTTCGGCGCCCGTCTGCATCGCCCGCGCGACCGCCATCGCGACCTGCGGATCGATACCGGGCATCGCATCAGCGACGACGGCGAAAAAGCCCCGATCATACTGCTCCTCGACGGCGCACTGCGCGGCGTTGCCGAGGAACAGCGTATAGCGCTGCCCCCCGGCGTCGAAGACGATCCCGCCGCGCATTACGAGCCCGACCCGGCCGAGACGGTCCGCTGTGCGGTCGCGCCCGCTTCAGACGAGGCCCCGGTGAACCGCACGCTGACCATCTGCTTCATGCCGTTGTCGATCGGCACCGAGCGGCCACGCGACTGGACGATCAGATAGCCGCTGACCTTCCACCACTTGTTGCCAGGCGCGGGCAGGTACGTCTCATAGATATATGGTGCACCGCTGTTATGAGCCGCCGTCAGCAGCAGGTCGGTCGGCGAGCCGGGGATGTAATTGATCTCCAGCGTGTCCTCGCCCGGCTCGATCAGCGCGGCACCATATTCCTTGCGGCGATTGGGCGACTTAAAATGCGTCTTTTCGAAGGTGCCAGCCTTCTCCTCGGCGAACGGGATCTTGGTGACTTCGGAGATCTCGATCATCGTCGAGGCGGTCAGCCCCATGAAAAAGCCCGAGCCCCAGCCGGACTGGGCCTCGCTATTGCCGTTGGCGTCCATGATTGTCCCTTTCAGGCGTTGTGAAGGAAGGAAAAGTCGATGCTCTCGCGGTGCACTTCGCCCGCGTAGGATTGGCTATCGCCGCTGCGATCAGGCTCGGCGCCCGAGCGAATGCTGGTGATCATCGCGCGTTGGAACCGGACGTCTTCGACGGTTTCAGCCGGCGCGAGGACGGCGATGCACAGGTCTCGGATCGCAGCAGCCTCTCGCGGGTCGGCGCTCCAAACGTCGAGCTGCACCAGCGATGGCCGGGTTGGCTGGAAGCCTTTGAAATGCTGGGGACGCGGATCGGATATGACCTGCAGCGTGATTGCCGGGATGCCGGCCAGGCGGCGGGTCCAGCCGACGCGATCAGCGATGCGCGTGGTCAGATCGTTTGAGGCCAGCAGCCGCGTCTCGATGGCGTCCTCGAGCGTCATCGCAGCACCTCCATGGCGGCTTGCGTCAGGATCGACTGCACAAGCGCCTCAGCCTCTGGCCGCTTAGCGGCGATGGCCGGGCGCATGAAGGGATTGGCCCGCATGATGACGGTGCCGAATTCTTGGAACCTGGCATAATAGACATCGCCGTCCTCATCGGAGCCGACCGGCCCGACATAGACGGACACGCCGTCACCACCGTTCAGCTTGCCGTATAGGCGACCATCGCGGTCATCGACGGCCATGATGCTGTCGCGCAGCCGACCAGTGTCGACGCGTACCAGGCGCTTGGCCTCATCAACGATCGGCTGGGCACCTTGGCGGAGCGCGGTGCGGAGCCGGTCTTCGTCCATGGTGCGCTCGAGCCGCTCGAGTTGACGGTCGAGATCGCGGAAACCCTCGGCGGTGAACCCGAACATAGTCAGGTGGCCGGGCCCACATCCGATACGCGGACGTCCCACCGATTGACGGCGGGGAGCCAGTTGGCCTCCTCCACCTTCCAGCGCCGGCCGCGATGCTCGAAACTGTCGCCGCGCTTCGGCTGCGCGACATAAATCGGGTTGATTTCGTATGACGTGCGGGGGGACGATACCCCGCCGCCGAATGTCGCCTCGCCGTCCGTGCGTATAGCCTGAAACGGCGCGAGCGGTACGGAAGCACCAGCAACCAGATAGACCAGCGGCTCAGGATCGGCGAAGGCCGCATCGATCGCTGCCATGGCCGCGTCCCAATGGGTCACGGCCGGTCCCCGTCATCATAGACCGCCGCCGCAGAACCGGGTGCGTGGAATTGCGCATCCAGCGCTGCGACGAACGGGTCCATGGGTTACGCGGCGATCTGGCCGGTCAGGAGGGCGCGGCCGACCGTATCGGCCGATGCCTGCGCCTGCGCCGCCGCACCGACCAGCGTGTTGTTGGTCGCCGTCGTGGTGAGGTTGAACGCCGTATTGTCCCAATACAGCTTCTGACCTTGGGTCCAGGCGCCCGTTGCCTTCGCGCTGTCGAAGACGCCGATGCGGCGGCCTTCGACCGGCGAGCCAGCAGCGGCAGCGGTCAGCGCGACGGCGAAAATTCCACCGACTAGGAAGCCATCGCCGCTGGCGAGGTTGCGCGGGGCGATCAGCGTGAGCGTATCGCCGGGCTGCACATAGTTGCGTGCCATGCTGGGTTACTCCTTGTCCGCCGAGGCCTTGCTGGCCTTCGGCTTCGTCTCGGTCGGGGCCTGGGGCTCGACGTCGGACTGGTGGGGGGCGGGATCGGCAGCCGGGGCGTCGGGCTCGGCGTTGGAGACCGGCTCGGGCGGCAGATCGGCGGTGTCGCGATCGGCGAAATCGGCCGAGACATCCTCGGCAGCCTGATCGCCGATCAGGCGAGCGGCATCGTCATCGCTGACGTGCAGCACGCCCTCATGCGGGTGCCGCAGCACCCCGGCGACATGAGCCGCCGTGAGCAGTTTTACGAATTTCATGGGTGATCTCCCAATCGGGAGGGACGGCGCGCCGCCCACTCCCTCAGGTGCGGGTTGGCGTTACGCGCCGGGCTGCTTGTAGGCCGAGCGATAGTTGACCGCGCCGACGCCATAGTCGTGGCGGACCTTCCACTCGACACCATCCACGCGCCAGCCATCCTGGCTGTCGGTGAACGGCTCGGTGACGCCGTTGAGGAACACCACCTCGATCGCGGGCGCGATGTTGGGGTCGGCGAACAGGTAATAGGCCGAGCCGGTCAGGCGGGGCGTATCAACGATGTTCTCGAGCATGCCGTTGACGATGTTCGGGCGCTGCAGCTTGTTGACCGAGTCCGGGTCATATTGGCTGCCGTTGACGATGCGCGCCGAGCCGCCGAGCCCGATCGGGAACAGGCCGATCGCCGGGCGGATGTCGAGGAACTCGTTGCCGCTGATGTCCTTCTGCGACGCCATGGCGACGCGGATCGCGTCGAAGGCGACGACGGTCGGCGGGGTTCCGGACGCGGCCAGGTTGCCGTGCGCGGCGTCGAAAAGCGGCTTGCCGTCGTTCATCAGCGGGTTGCTGTTGAGGAGCGCATAGACGTCGATCTCGATCGTCAGCTTGGCGGCGCGGCCGAGGTCGACGGCGAGGCCGGAGAAGACCTCCATGTCGTCGTTGACGATCGCCTGCCGCGACAGGTTGATGATGTTGCCCTTGGTCGTGGCGCGGATCTTCTCCTTCGCCAGGTCGGGGATGGGCTTGTTCTTGAACTCGCCCGCCTCGTTCACATTGTCGAGGGCGCCGAACGAACCGCGCAGATACCGGCTGTGATCGCGGAAATCGACGACGGTGCCGGTGCCGCAGAACCGGGTCCAGGTGTCCGGCGTGGTGGCATAGGCCGCCTGCAACACCCGGTGGATGGCGTTCTCGAACAGCACCGGGAAATCGCTGGTGGTCTGGGTGATCACCGCGCCCTGCGAGGTCATCGCCTGGCGGACGATCAGGTCGGGGTCGCGGGTGGTGACGTTCACGCCGAGATTGGCGAGCGATTCGCGCGCCAGGTCGACGTTGCGCACGCCGCGGAACTCGCCCGGATCGATCTTGACCGTCTCGCCCTTCAGCGCCGCCGCCTTTTCGACGAGGTGGGCGACGCCCGCCTTGACGAGCAGCCAGTTGGTCGCGCCCTCGCGAAACTTGTCGCGCTGATCGACCGTCACGCGCGCCGGACTGTTATGGCCGACATTCGCGGCGTCGCCCTGCTCGGCGAGCTTGTCGAGGATCTTCTCGCGCGCCTCGGCGAGCGGCGTGCCCGCGTCGACCAGACCGTCGATGAAGTCGGCGGCCATGCCATGCTTGGTGCCCAGCGCGCGGATCGTGCCAACGCGCGAGCGCTCGGCAGCGACGGCGCTCGTCACGTCGGCGGAGGTGAGACCCTGCGCCGACGGTTCGGCCGGGGCGGCCAGCGCACCAGTCTTGGGCAGCGCGTCGGTCGCATCCAGCGCGATTGCCGAGGCTGCGATCTTATCGATGTCGGCCTGGGTGCCACCCTCGGCCTGGAACTTGGCGATCGCGGCAACTAGCGCCGCGCGAGTCGTATAGAGGTTCATGCTCGTCTCCAATGGACGTTGCGGGGCGGCGCGCTGCGCCTTCGGTTTGCCGATCATCGCCATGGCGGAGATGCGCGGGGTCTCCGGGGCCTTTCGGAACCCGAATGCGGTGACGTCGCAGGCCGATGCGTTTGACGCCTCGGTGACGGACGTGACGAATTTCTGCTCGATCGCCTGCTCGGAGGTGAGCCACGTCTCGGCATCGAGCATGGGGATCAGCTCGTCGGCGGTGAGGCCGGTCTTGCCGGAATAGATGCGGACCAGCTGATCGCGGATGACGTCGAGCTTATCGGCAGCGGCGCGCAGTTCGCGCGCGTCGCCGACCGCGACGTCCCAGGGATTGTGAATCATCAGCAGGGCGTTGTCCGCCATGATGATCTCGTCGCCGACCATGGCAATCACCGACGCCATGGATGCGGCAAGCCCATCGATATGGATGGTCACCTTGCGACCGGCCGTCTTGGCACCCGCCAAGGCGTTATAGATTGCCAGGCCTTCCATGACGTAGCCGCCAGGAGAGTTGATCCGCACGACGATATCTTCGTCGGAGCCGTTGATCAGGCCGAATATGGTCTTGGCATCGAGGCCATCCCATTCATCGCCCACGATCCCGTAGAGCAGGATATCGTCCATATCAGGATTCCTTGGGTGGCTGGCTGGGCTGTTCAGCCGGGTTGCCGACGGCGGTGACACGGCGCGGATCGCTGTCGAGGATCAGGCCGAGCGCATCGAGGCGGGCAAAATCGCTCGCCAACTCGGCCAGGAAGGTATCGGGATCCTCGCCGCGCTCGCGCGCCCACTGGGAGATCGTCTTGCCACCTGCGCGGATAGCATCGCGGCTCGACTTCACTTCGTCGGACGGGTTGATCATCTCGCGGCCAGGTGGCGTCCACCGCACCGTGACGCCGGTGATGTCCTCGCCGGTCATCGCGAGGGCATCGATCATCCATTGCCCGACAGATCCGCAGAACTGCGGGATGAACATCGCCCACTGCCAAGTGGCGAGCGAACGCTGATACTCTAGCCAGCCCATGCGCCCGGACGAAAAGTTGACGCTCGACAGGTCGCCGGTCAGCGCCTCATACGGGACGCCGAGCCCCGCAGCGATCGCGCGCAGCGACACCTTCGTGTAGTCCGCATAGCCCTCGGTGGCGGGCGGGTTGGAGAAGGTGACCTCTTCCCCAGGGCGGGCATATTGGAACGTGCCGGGCTCGATATAGTCCAGCGGCTCGCGGCCATCGACGACATCGCCGTCCTCGGTCTGAATCCCGGGGATTATGCCGCCATCGTCTTCCCCAGTGACTACGCCGACGAAGGCATTGGCCAGTTTCTGCCTAGTCAACGTGGCGTCCTCGAAGTCGCCAAAGTCCTTCATGCGTAGGACGATAGGTGCCAACCAGGTGGCGCCGTGCTCCATTTCCGGGCGATCAGCGCGAAAGACGTGTGCGACATCCGCCGCCGGGATGAGGGTGGAGCCGAGCGAAGCGGTACGGTTCGCGCCGGGGTGGCCGCTGTAGAGCCAGTATCCTTCGCGCGCGCCGATCGGGCTGAACTGAACCCCGTTGACGATGAAACCGCCGGTGGTTCCGGGCGAGCTGGCAAGCGGGCCATGCTTGGACGGATCGATATAGTCCGGCTCGAGCACCTGCAGCTGCACCGGAAGCGGCAGCCGATCCGATAGGCGGCGCCAGCGTCGGCGCATGACGACTGCGCCGCTCTCGACGATGGTCCGCGCGGCCTGCAACTGGAGGCCGTATAGATCATGCCGACCACCGCTGTCGCACGCGCTGGTGTCGAAGTGCGCGCGCGCCTTCTTGTTCAGCGCGTCGTCGATCTTGCCGTTGCGGTAGACCTGAAACGTGATGCCGGTGCCGACCATATTATTGGCGATCGTCGCGACGCCGCGCGCAGCGAACGGATTATTGCGCACCAGGTCCCGCGCGATGCCGCGCAGCGCTGCCATGACGGCCGGACTCAGTTCGGCATTGGCGTCGCGTTGTGTCCGCCGCCAGCCTGCGGCACGCCGCCCGAACGTCGCGCCATCATACTCAGCGCGCGGGCCGCCGCGGGCGATCCGCTGCCGCACCGGTACAGACTGGCGCGGTGCTGCGCCCGGCCGTCCGAGCAGCCGGTCGAGAATGGAGCGTTCGGCCATCGATCAGAGGCCGCTGCGATAGTAAGGGATGCGGCGCCGCACGACGCCGGGCAGCTTGCTCTGCTGCATCTTGATCTGCGCGTCGACCACCTTGATCGCCGCGACGACCGCGTCGACCGTCTGGAAAGTGGTTTCCCGGCCGTCGGCGAACCGCACCTTCTGCGCGCCCGTGGCAACCGCGACCAGCGTCTCATGAAGCTTGTCGAGGTCGGTTTGCTGATATGCCATGCCTACCTCCTTCTGCTCGTGAACGGGTTGGGTTTTCTGGTCGTGGCGGCAGCGCGGCGCTTGGCGGCGGGCGTTTCCGCCGCTTGCAACGGCACCGGCGGGGGCCGGTCGTCACGGACTTGCTGTTTCGGCGCGGGCACCGGCGGAGGGGGCGGCGTGAATTCGCCGCGCGCCTTCTGCCAGTCGGCTTCCCGCCAACGATCGACGCCAAGGGAGAATGCGACAGCGCGGGCGTAGACGGCATTATCAAGCGCTTCGTTGCGGTCCCGGACCTTATGCCACTCGCGTCGGAACCCACCGTTGCGCAGCCGGATCATCCGAAGCTCTTCGGCTACCAGCTGCTTGATCCACTCGTCGGTGGTTCCGTCGGGGAGAAATACATAGCCGTCCGGATAGGCCTCGCCATCGACGGGCTTGTCTTTCTCCAGGTCGCCGAACAGCTCGAGCTTCAGCATGGAGGTGCCGACGTTCCAGAGCCGCACGCCCTTCTTCAACTTGCGGCCGTTGACGGTGACGTCCTGCCAGGTCGGCGAACCGATCGGCTGGTTGGCCGCGATCGCGTGCCTACCCTTCACCGCCATGGCGAAGCCGGGATGGCGGCGCGCCCAGGCGTATACCTCCATGGTGTTCTCACCGTCGCCCGAGTCGACCGCGACGCGGGCCAGCCTCATCTGGCGCCCGTCTTCGGTCGTCCAGGTGCGGGCGATCTGCTCGTCGAGCTTCTTCCAGGTGGCCTTTTCGGATATCGGACCGAACACCTCGATCCGCTCCACGAACTCGCGCCTCCGGTCTGGGCCGAACGCCCAGATGTCGAGATCGATACGCCCCCCGCCGCCGCGCTGGACGTCGGCCGCGCCGATCAACAATCCCGCTTTGGCGGAAGGGGTGCCGAGCCGCATCGCCTTCTCCCGGCGATCGTACAGGCGCTGCCACTCCGGGGCCTCACCGCGCTCCGCCCATGCCTCGCCGAGCACCTGATTGACGAAAGTGCGGAGCAGATTGGGGTCCTTGCGAACCTCAATGAACTCCCGTGCGATCTCCAGCCAGGCGGCGCCAGGGTGCTGGCTGTACGCAGCCCAGACATGGAAGGAACGATGCCGGGGGAACTGTGCCGGATTATGGGCACGCCACTCGCCATTCTCGTCCATCCAAGGCTTGTCGGCCTCGTCAATCTCGCACCCTTCTTCGCACTGATACCACGCGCGGGTCGGATTCTCCTTCGGTGCCCAGTGAATGCCGGGGCCAGTGCCGTCGCCGAACACCAGCATCTGCATGTGCCCGCACTTGGGGCAGGGGACGTATCGGAACTCCTGGCTGCCCTGTTCGAACAGCTGGTCAATCCGGCTGAAGCCCTTCACCTTCGGTGTGGAGCCCGCCGCGCTGAAACGGCGCGGTGAGGTCAGGTTGCGCTTGAAGGCCAGGCGGGCGGGGTCGCCCTCTTCCTTCGACGCCCAAGGGTAACCGTCGCACTCCTCGAGGAAGACGTCGTCGGCGGTGACGCGGCGGAATTCCTTAGGGCTGTTGGCGCCCTTGATCTGGATCCAGCCGCCCTTGTATCGCTTCGCCCTGATCTGGTTATCAGCATGCCTGGGCTTGAACGTCGCGACTGACCGGACGATTGGCCATTGCAGCACCGGGTCGAGATCGTCGCGGCTGAACTTCTCGGCGTCGTCGATGGTCGGCTGATAGATCAGCGTGCGAGCCGGATCGAACTTGATCCGCCAGGCGACGAAGCATTGCAGGATGGTCGAATAGCCGATGCGGCTGCTCTTCCGGACGGATAGCTGGGCGGTCTCCGGATCGGTGAACGCGTCGGCGATATCCGCCTGGAACGGGAATGGCCGGATGCGCGCACCGTCGTCGGAGCGGGCATGGTCGACCATGAACTTCGAAAGGGGCGGGCGCTCGCGCGGCTGACATGCCGCGAGCCACCCGGCCGCAAGGGCGACGCCGTGCTGGCCGGGGGCGCGGTACGGCTCAGCCGCCTCCGTCTTCTTCGGGCTCGCCATCGTCAAAGCCCCCGCCGCGCGCCTCTTCAATCCGCGTCATGCTCAGGTCGGTGAGGACGTTGTTTATCTCGATGTCGATACGCGCCCGGAGCTTAGTGTCGCCCTTGGCGACGCGTGCGCCGACCTGCTGGAGCTGAGCGACGATCATGACGATCACGCCGGCGCCGGCTGCAACCATGTCCGGCAGCGAGGCCAATTCACGGCGGCGCTCGGCATTGTCCATGGCCTTGGCGTCGGCCTGCTCCTTCGCGAGGCGGGCCTGCTCCTGCTCTTTGTTGAGCGTGCCGTCTTCGTCGGCCTGCTCGAATTTCCGCACGCGGTACGCGACGAACGCCTCGACATACTCTTCGGCGGTGGCGCCAGGGCGGGGAAGGTCCCCAGCCTGCATCCGATCGCGAACCCAGCTGTCGGACATGCCGACCAGCCACGCAACATCGGCCCGGGTGAGGGTGACAGCGTCAATCGACAAAATGCCGCCTCCACGATCACGAAACCCGCAGGAAACTGCCAAAAACTATGTCAAGGCGGCGGCACCATAGAGGATTTCGTGCCTAGCGCTGTTTTGCGCCTTTGCCCCCCGTATACAGATGGGGCCGGGAAGGACCCAAAGGCGAGGCCATCTGCTGTTGCCGAGCTGCGCCCAGTCTGTGATGGTGCGGCAGCCGCACAGGGAGACCGACACATGAGGGTAAGATTGTTCATCCCGCCGATCGGGAACGGCGAAGGTGACTACCAAGGACAGGACTATGACTTCGAGGTGCTGCCGCAGCCTGGCCAGTTGGTCCGCACAACCTATCAAGCCGTTGTTGACTATCAGGCAGAACGTATTGGCTTCATCCAAGATGGCGAAGAATTCGTAGCGTGTGTCTGGCTCAGGGAGCTGATCAACGATGACATCGGCGGATGGATCAAAGGCATGAAAGACCGCTAACACGGAAAGAGCCGCTAACCCTCTCGGGCGCGGCTCTCACATCTATGGATTGGTATGGACGAAATGGGCTGTGTCGTCAAGCGCCTGGCGCGTTGATGGCTGCCGCCAGTTTCTGAGCGGCGGCGGCGATGTGCTCGGCGAAGCGCGCACGCTGCCTGCCGTTGGTGAACGATGGCATGGCATCCTCGATCACGACCCGGTCGAACAGCGCGAGCATGTTGGTCGGGATCGCGGCGCGGGCATCGCGCAGGCGGCGGCGGGCATCCCACTGCCGGGCCGAAAGCGGCTGGCCATAGTTCTCCCGGCCAGCCCCGCCGCATCCCTCGCCATAGTCAGCGACCACACGCGCCGCGCTGTGGGCGGCTGCATGAAGGGTGGCATACCAGTCGCACGCGAACCATTGCGGATAGGTCAGCTGCTTGCGCACCAGCATGCGGTCGATCCAGCTGTCCGCGAACTGACGCGTCAGCTTGGCCCGTTCGCCCGCCTTGTCGATCATGGCGTCAACGACGCGGTCATGCCGAACGCCATCGTCGTCACTGGCCCGCGCGATACGCTCGGGCGTGGCGTCGACATGCTCCTGCACCGGCTGCCGTGCGGGCTTGCTGACCGGCTTGGGCAGCTTCCGCACCGGCACGGGCTTGCCCGCCAGCACTGCCGCCGCCACCGACGTCCGAAACGCTGCGCTATTCATCTGCCGCCCCATAAAATCCGCCCTGCCAATCTGTTGAGAACATACCATAAACACCGCCTGCCGCTCACCCCTTTGCGGTCAGCTGCCAGTCGATGATGTCGAAGTCGTAATTTGCCGGGAATGACCGATCGGCCAGCGTCCACCTGTACCGCTTCGGCGAGACGCCCCGCACGACGACACCGTTACGGAAGCATATGTCGACCGTTTCAAACGGTGGCGGGGTGCCGCTGTTCTTGGGCAAGTGCCGCGCCCGTTCATACTGTTTCGTCGCTGGCGGACGAGGGGCCAAGCGCATAGACCGCTACGGGCGGATGGCCGGTGCCGAGCACGCGAAGGTAGACCTTGCCGCCGTTGTTCAGCGCCGCCAGTTCTGCCGGGGTTGGCTCCCAAGCGCTCGTCATGCACGGCATATCCCCATTCATCTCGTCGCGGATTGGAAGGCCGCAGCAGGGGCCACTGGTCTCGGGTGTCCAGCCCGCCGGAGCCCCAAGCGCTCGCGTGCATCCGGAGATTCTCGCGGGGATCATGCTGCCTTGGCCTCCGCCGCCTGGTGATATGCACGCATTTCAGCGGCCCGCCCGGTCAATGCGGCGATCTTCACCGTCGCCGACGACATGCCATTGTCCACGGCACCAGTTGAGCTGGTTGAGCCGGTCGCAATGGGCTTGCAGCTGCTGACCGCCGAAGTCAGTCGCCGCGCGGGCGCGGTTTCGGACGTTGCGCGCCAGTTCGCGAAGCTCGGACGCCTTGGGCATGAACCTGCTGGACTGGGCCCACTGCCGTGCCGCTTCGTCGAGAAGATCGGCAGGAATGTCGGCACAATCCTCGCCGAGCAAGACCAGAGCTTCGGCGTGGGCCTCAAGGTCAGCCTGTCCACTCGGTCGATAGCGCAAGCCCAGTTTGGCGATGATCTCGCCCACCACTGGAGGCACCATCCGGCGTGCTCTGGGCTGCTCGGGCTGCTCGGAGCATGTCGAGAGCCGGGTCAGGGCGCCCGCCGCGAACGCTGGCTGGCTGGCGGGATACGGATGTTGAACGATTTCCATCGCGATTGTCCTGTTCGATGATCCAGTTGGCGAAGGCGAGTTGCCAGTTCAGCTTGAGGCCCTTGCCGGGCTTGTGGTCGGCGTTGGCGGCCCAGTTCCGGAAAAGCTCGAGCGTTGCTCGGGCCCATTCCTGACCGCGCCGGTCGACGATCTCCCGAGCGACCGTGCCCTCGGCGAAGCGCGTCGGCTTCCAATCGTCGGGCAAGCGATGAGGCTTGGGTTTCGGCTCGCGCTTGCGCTTGACCGAAGGAGGCGAAGCCTCCTGAGGATTTATGGTTCTTGATGGTTTGTCCGAAGCCGCTTCGGGGGTCTGCGTCGTTCCCTTCGGGGGTGAAGGTACTTCGGGGCGAAGTGGCTTCGGGGGTGAAGCCGTTTCGGTGGTGGGGTGAATGATGTATCGGCAGCCCTTACCGGGCACTTCCGACCGGCTCATGTGGCCGGAGGCGACGAGGCGCTTGATGGACGCCTGCACCGTGCGATCGCTCTTGCTGCACTTGCGCGCGAGCGTCGCCATCGACGGCCAGCACAGGCCCTCGTCGTTGGCGCAGTCGGCCAGAGCGAGCAGCACCAGCTTCTCGCTATCCGGCAGGCTGACGGCCCAGACCTCGGTCATCAGGCGGACGCTCATCCGACGCGGCCCAATGGCGAGCACAGAGCGGCGATTACGGCGGAGTGATCGCGGACATGCCAGATGCCGACGCGATGCATGCCACCAGCGCGAGCCAAACCCTCAGCGCAGTGATCAGCGGTGGCGCGGGTATAGCGCGCCACCTTGCCGACCGCCGTCGAGGAACCGCCGCCGATGCGATAGACATTATGCATCCGGGCGGGCGTGATGGGGATAGGCGGCATTAAAGGGTCACCTGCTGATCGGCGAGCGAGCGCCGCAGTTCTTCGACCTTGGGACGCGCCAGTTCGAACCGACGCGTCTCCAAGCGGGGGGAGGTGGGCCGCTGCATCCGACGTTCCGTAAGCGCCGCGTCGAGGTCGGCGCGCAGCGGGGCGAGGCGGTCAACGGGGGCTGGGCGAAGACGAGAGAGCAGCGACCACATGGGATCAGGCCTCCGGCTTGCCGATGAGGACGGGCAGACCGGTGTCGGCCTTCACGCGCTCGACCGATTCCTTGAAGGCGTGGTCGAAGGTGCGGTCGGTGCGCCACAGCTCGTACCAGAAGACGATCTTGCCGCCGGACTTGCGGTACCGGAGACGCGCCGCGACGCGGTACAGCGGGCCGTTGCGGAAGACCGGGATGCCGATCAGGAACAGTCCGGGCACCTTGATCGGCGCGCCGTGTTCGTCGGTATGGGTGGACTGAAAGCGGACGATGCCCTCGCCCGACGCGAGGTTGACCGCCTCCTGCACGACGGCCGCCTCGTTGATCTGGAGACCGCGCGCCAGTTCCATCAGCTTGTTCGGCGTGGCGATCGTGTCACGGCCGCCGAGGGTGTCGATCAGACGTCCCAGATCCTCGGACACGTCGTCCTCGCCCTCGACGTAAAGCACATCGATGATGCGCTCTTCGAGGAAGGCGGCGAAATCGACCATGCCCATCGCCTCGGCATTCTTGTCGTTCCAGGCCTTCCACTCGTCGCTGAGCGGGAAGGTGAAGGTCGACCGATGCTTGCCGAAGCGTGGACCGGCGGCGGCGCCAGCGCGGTGGTAGTCGAGCACGACGATGATGCTGGGGTTCGTGCGGCTGTCGTCGGCGAAGACGACGCTGTCGTCATCCTTGAACCGGTTCGCATGCTCGATCAGGCTGTCCAGCGACAGCATGACCGCCGAGCCGGTGCGGAACAGCGGCTGCGGGCGATAGGGGTCGAAGGTCGAGGGCGGCAAGACACGGATGTCGTTGCCGTGCCGAACCGCCGCCAGCGTGATGCCGGTGCTCGGCTCCGCCACGCTGATGATCTCGGCCTTCACGTAATCCTCGACGAGATCGCGCGCCTGGGCGATCACGCCGTCTCCGTTGATGCTTTCCATGGTCATGTCCTTTCAGGTGATCGCGATCAGACGGCGTCGCGGAAGCCGGGCCCGCGCACTTCGCGCACGCCGAAAAGCTGACCCTGTTGCGGGTTGCTGGGGGTGAAGCGGCCGTCCTCGGTCGACCACATGACGCTCTGCGGGCGCTTGGCCTCCGGAACGTCGACCTTGTGCTTCGCCTTGATGGTGAAGACCCGGCCGTCGAGCGCGAAGTCGAGGGAAATCGTCAGCTTGCCCTTGGCCTTGCCGCCGCTCTCGATTGCGGTGTGGGCCATGTCGCTGGACATCTTGCGCAGCACTTCGGACAACTCGGCGTCCAGCTGTCCATCCTCCAGGAAGCGGACGAAGTCGCCGAAGCTATTGGCGGCGGGCGGCATGCGGTTGCCGTCGGCTGCGCGAGGCGGATTCTCAGGGTCGATGATCATTGGCTTCTCCTCAGGTCAAAGGGTGGAGCTGCCGACGCCGCCCAGCGTGAAGGCTGGGGCCGGCTTGCGCAGCGGGTGAACGGTGACGAGGCGGGCGCCAGCGGCGACGCGGGCCAGCTTTTCCTCGAAGGTCAGGGGCGGGCGGGGCGGCTTGCGCACCGGCACCGGCATCGTGGCCTGAGGCTCGCGGCGGCGGGCACGCTGGGGTTGCGACTGAAGGAAGTCCGTGCGCGCCTGCTTGATCGCGTTGAAGCTGGGCACGTCGCCCGACACGCTCCGCTGCATCAGTGCCAGCACTGTCCCCGGCGCGTGCTCCTGCACG